AATGTTCACGATATTTATAAATATGTTGCAACTGATGTGGCTAGTGGTGGAGATTTTGATAGTTCTGATTTAGTTAGTGCTTATGGTAGTGGTAAAATAGCAGTAGAATTAACAAACGCAACTCAAACAGATGTAGGAGGAACTTTTGTAGACATAACATCATTATCTTACACTACCACAAAAGCGGCAACGTATAAAATAACATTAATAGCTAATCCAGATTCATCAAAAAGTTTAGGTGGATCATTACCAGTTACAAATAGTAATGCAAGTTATTTTAGACTATATAATTCAAGCGATGCAGTTGTTTTAGATGAGAAATATATCCAAAATGAAATAACATTGGATTTAGGAGGGGGAGGTTCTTATACTTTAGGTTTAAGAAATCAAGACACAGTTTGCTGTATGGCCATAGCAACATTATCTGTTGGTAAGACTATAAAAGCTCAATTTAAAACAGATTCATCATCTACAACTACTAAGTATAATAAAATGTTTATTGAAGAAATATAATTAAAGTTTAATCCTATCAATTAAATATTTTTTTAATTCTGTAAACTCTAATTCTTTTAAATAAGGATTGGTTTCAATTATAGCATAGTGAATGTTTATTATTTCACGTGTTAAATCACTTTCGTTAATTCCTTTTTTTAAGGAGTCAAGCATAAATTTATTTTTATCAACTCCACTAATGCGAGTTGTAATTCTTACTTTATAAGATAGCATTTTACGTCTTATATCATCTTCAGAATGTTCTTTTCCCATATATTATAGTTACTATATTGATATACAACAAATTTAGTAATTAATTTTGTAATATGGACTTTAAATACATAAAAAATATATCTGAAAACGAAGCCACTATTTTGTTATACAACCAAATAGGTGATTCAGTTGATGAGAATGGAATGTATGTAAGTGGAATCTCAGGTTCTGCATTTGCTTATGAAATGCAATACTTACAAGATAAATGTAAAAAAATCAATGTTCGTATTAATTCAATTGGCGGTAATGTATTAGATGGTTATTCAATCGTTTCTGCAATACTTAATTCAACTGTTAAATGTGACACTTACATTGATGGTTTAGCTGCTAGTATTAGCGGTGTTATTGCAATGGCTGGAGAAAAATGTTACATGGCTGATTATGGTACTATGATGTTACATAATCCAATTGGTGGCAATAGTGAAGATGTTTTAGCATTAGTTAAAAACACTTTAGTAACTATATTATCTAAAAGAACAAAATTAGACGAAGATACTATCAATAAAATGATGGATGCTGAAACATGGTTAAATGCTGATCAATGTATGGAAATGGGTTTAGTTGACGTTGTAGTTAAGTGTGATAAGAAAATTAAAATGAGTACCAATAGCCTAAATGAAATGGCTTTAATTTATAATAAATTAATAAATAAAAAACCGAACATGGAAAAAATAACAAACGTGTTAAAGTTATCTAATGAAGCAACTGAAGTTGAAATCGTTGCTGCTATTGAAGATAAGGACACACAAAACGCAGAATTACTTTCTGAAAACGAAACTTTAAAAGCTCGTTTAAAAGAAATTGAAGATGCTGAATTAGCAAAGGTAGAAGCCGAAGCTAAAGAATTAGAAACTAAATCTATTGAATTAGTTGAAAACGCTATCAAAGCTAAAAAGATTGATGAATCTGCAAAAGATGAAACTATCAAATTAGCAATTGCAAACTTTGGAGCAGTTGAAAACATGTTAAGTAAAATTAACAATGTTAAAGATGCTGTTAAAATCTTTGATGCTAAAAACATTGAGAACAAAGACACGAGAGCTGATTGGACTATTCGTGATTGGGAGAAAAAAGACGTTAAAGGATTAGAAGTAATCAAAAATGAAACTCCTGCAATTTATACTGAAATGTACAATAAATTTTACAATAAAAAATAACATAAAAAATAAAAACTAAAAATCATGGCATTACAAAAAGAACAATGGTTATCCGATATTCAAGAGAATTTATTCAAGGATAACGCAATTATCGCTCGTGCAACTAATCACGATGGATTCGTAAACTACAAAACAGTTCACGTTCCGCAAGCTGGAGCAAATCCAACTATTACTAAAAACTTAGGAGCATTTCCTGCAACTATCACACAAAGAACTGATAGTGAATTGACTTACTCAATGGACACTTACTATGTTCAACCAATTCATATTGAAGCTGGTCAAGAAACTGCTTTTTTATCTTATGACAAACGTATGTCTATTTTAAATCAACACGTTTCTACATTAGAAGATGTATTAACTAACAACGCTTTATACAAGTGGGCGCCAAGTGGAGCTACACGTCAAGTAAGAACTACTGGTACTGCTGTTGGAACTGCTTTAGCACCTTCTGCAACTGGTACTCGTAACGCTATCACTTTAGCTGATATTTTAAAAGCAAAATCTATTTTAGATTCTGAAAATGTACCTTCTGCTGGTCGTGTTTTATTACTACCTTCTGATATGTATAACGCTCAATTATTAGCTATTGCTGATGTTTATCAGGCACAATCTTATGGTACTTCTGCATTGCCTTCAGGTGTTGTTACTCGTATTCATGGATTTGATGTTATGATTCGTTCAACAGTAGTTGTTTATGATAACACTGCAACTCCAGTTATTAAAGCTGTTGCTGATAGTGGTACTCCTTCATCTCCTGCTGCAACTGATAACTTAGGTGCATTAGCTTACCATCCTAATTTCGTTGCTAAGGCAATGGGTTCTACTGATGTATTTATTACTGAACAAGTAGCTGAATACTATGGTTCAATCGTATCTGCAATGCAGTTATTTGGAGCATCTAAAATGCGTACAACTCAAACAGGTGTTGTTGCAATCGTTCAAGCATAATTACAAATTACAAGGGAGTTATTGATTTAACTCCCTTCTATAAAAAATATTAAAATGACTTTAGAATTAGCAAAAGAATTAGCAAAAAATGAAATGGATAAAGCAAATGTTGTTGTTGTAACAAGCGACAAAGCTATTTATTTATTAAAAGAAATTGCTGAAATTGAAGTTATAAAAACTCACGCGGATTTAAACAAATTAGAAATTTTTGTTGTGAAACCAAGTGAAGAATTAACTGCTGAAAAAGTAGTTATAGAAAAACCAAAAAAGAAAAAATAACCTTTAAAAAATTATAAATGGCAAACGACGTTATATTTAACAAAGGGCAAGGCGGATTAGGTAGACCATTAGCAGGTACTGATTATATTTCAGGCTTACTATTTTATACAGCGGCTTTACCAAGTGGTTTTACAACTACTAACAGAATTAAAACCGTTTTTTCAGTTGAAGATGCAGTTGCATTAGGTATTACAAATACATCAATTGGAGAAACAAAAAGTACAGCAACTTATTTAGTAACTAATAAAGGAGCAAGTGGAGATACTCACAAATTAACATGTGCTGTTATTGATAGTGTTAATCCAACTGCAAGTAAAGCTGCAAATGGCATTGTTACTCTTTGTAATTATACTCAAGTTGCTGCTGATATTATTTCAGTTGATACTGCTGCTGCTCGTTTAGCTGCTGAAATCAATTTAGGAACTCCAACACATGGATTTACTGCTGTTGCTACAACTGCAACCGTAACAATTACTGCACCTGCTGGTCAAGGTGTATTTTTAAATACTGGCACTCCTTACGTTTCAACTGTTGTTGGTACATTAGCCGGAACATTAACTCAAAATGTTGTTGTAGGTGTTCCATCTGAAATTGATATTTTATATTACCACGTTTCTGAATTTTTTAGAATACAACCAAAAGGTAAATTATACATTGGTGTTTATGGAATAGCTGATGCAACTACTTTTGCAAGTGTTACTTTAATGCAAAACTTTGCACAAGGCGAAATTGTACAATTAGGTATTTATCAAAAAACAACTGCATTTGCAACATCACAAGTAGCAACATTACAAGCAGTTTTAGATACTTTAGAAGCTAATCATAAAACAATTTCATCTGTTATTTATCAAGCTGATTTAAGTTCGGTAACTGATTTAACTACATTAACAAATCTTAAATTATTAAGTGCTAAAAATGTAACTGTTAGTTTAGGACAAGATGGTGATAATAATGGTTTTAAATTATTTAAAGCTACTAACAAAAGTATTGGCTGCATGGGTACTACACTTGGTGCTGTTGCCTTAGCAAAAGTAAACGAGAGTATTAGATGGATTGCTAAATTTAATGTAGCAGCCGCTGAATTTGATACTTTAGCATTTGCTAATGGTACTTTATATACAACTGTATCAGATGGTACTATTGTTAATTTAGATTCTTTTGGTTACAACTTTGTAAAGAAAGAAATCGGTTTAGTAGGTTCTTATTTTAGTAGACCAAATACATGTATAGCATCAACAAGTGATTATACTTTTATTTATAACAATAGAGTAATTGACAAAGCAATCAAAGGTTTAAGAAGTTTCTTATTGCCTTCTTTATCTAGTCCATTAGTAGTAAATGCAGATGGTACTTTAGCTGAAGATACAATCGGTTTCTTTAATTCACTTTGTGAAAGAGCTTTAGAAGTAATGCAACGTGATTTTGAACTATCAGCATTTAGTGTTACAATAGATCCAAGTCAAGATGTATTAACTGATAATGAATTAACTATTGCGGTTAAATTAGTTCCAGTTGGTGTTGCTGATACAATTACAGTAAACATAGGTTTCGCATTATCAATTTAAAAAAATAAAAAGACATGGCATATCCAATAGCACCGTTAATTAACGGTAAATCATATGAGTGGGCTGATATAGTTGTAAACGTTTTAGGCGTTCCAATTATCGGAATCACAAACATTGAATACGAAGAAAAACAAGGCATGGAAAATATTTACGGAGCTGGACGTTTTCCAGTATCTCGTGGGTATGGTAAAATAGAACCAACTGCTAAAATGACTGTATTAATGGAAGAATTAGAGAATATCCAACTTGTTGCGCCATTAGGTCGCATCCAAGATATTCCTGAATTTGACATTATTGTTATTTATTTAGATGCTGCATTAATTACTCGTAAACATGTGTTGAAAAATTGCAGATTTATGAATAATAAAAGAGGTTCATCAAGCGGAGATACTTCAATCCCTGTTGATTTAGAATTAATTTTGTCACACGTTCAATATTTATAATTTATTTACTATATTTGTAGAAAAATACAAATATGAAAACAGAAATTGAATTAAAAGACGAAAAATTAAAATTAGCTACAATTCATGGTAAAGTAAGGGAAATGGTAGTATATTTAGATACAGATGATGAATCTAAAACTGCTACTATTTTTCTTAAAAAACCAGACAAAGCAACTCGTAAAATAGTTAGTACTTTAGTCACAAAAGAAAAATTTGATATGGCAATAGAAAGTTGTTTAAAAGCACTTTATATTGGTGGAGATAATTTAGAATTGATACTTGGAAACGATGATGCGATTGAAAGTGCAGGCATGGGAGTAGTTGATTTATTAGAAGTTCAAAAGGCTACTTTAAAAAAAAATTAGATTATTATAAAAATAAAATAGAAACGGATGAGATAGCAAAAAACAATGCACTTATCCGTTTTTTTTATAGAGAAAATCCCGAAAGTTTATCAGATAGCCAATGGGCTAAAAGAGTAGCGGAAATGGATTATTGTTTAGAATATAGCGGAACAAGAGTAAGTAAAACAGATGGCGAGTAATAACCTTGAGTACACACTAAGACTAAAAGATTTATTTAGTAAAACAATGCGAGGAGCTGTTGTTGAAACTAAGAAATTAGATAACTCCATGATTAAATTAAAATCAATGGTGGGGAATTTATTTGTTGGTTTAGGAGCAGCTTATATTACTAAAGATATAGTTCAAACAACTGCAAAATTTCAATCATTAGAAAACGCTATTAAAGCTACTGGAGATGGTAAAAATTTAAAATTTTTAAATGAACAAGTTGATAGATTAGGATTAGATATAACAGCAGCGTATCAGGGTTATAAAACGTTTTCAGGAGCTTTAATGGGAACTGCATTAGCTGGTGAACAAGGAAATAAAGTATTTAGACAGGTATCTGAAGCTGCAACTGTAATGGGATTGAGTGGAGAGCAAACAGAAGGGGCTTTTCTTGCTTTAGGTCAAATGATGGGTAAAGGTACTGTAAGTGCTGAAGAATTAAGAGGACAATTAGGAGAAAGAATACCAGGCGCTTTTCAAATAGCTGCAAAAGCAATGGGAGTTACTACCGAAGCATTAGGAAAAATGATGCAAAAAGGTCAAATAGTTGCGGCAGATTTTTTACCTAAATTTGGTAATGAATTAGAAAAAAGGTTTGGAAAACAAGCTGCAAATGCTTCTGAAAGTTTGCAATCTAACTTAAACAAATTAGATGCAAGCTGGCAACGATTAAAAGTATCTATTGGAACTGCATTATTACCATTAATTATAAAAATAGTAAAAGTATTTTCAGTATTAATAAATGTCATAAAAGCATTATTACCATTAATACAAATGGCGATTACTTTATGGGTAGCTTACATAATTCAATTAAAAATAGGAGCAATTAGTAGTTATTATTTTGCGGTTGCAAATAGAGCAATGGCAATGGGAATGACTAAATCAGCTGTCGCTGCTACGTTTCTTTCAAGAGGTATTAGAAGTATTGGAATGGCAATTAAATCTGTTCCTATCATTGGATGGATTGCTTTAGCGGTTGAAGGTTTAATGATGATATATGATAAATTTGAAAAAGTAAGAGGTGTTATTTATGGATTTATATATGGTATAAAAGAAGCGTTTACAAATGTTGGAAGTATATTGAAAGGAATTGGTTATATAATGATCGGTCAATTTTCTAAAGGTATTGGTTTATTAAAAGATTCATTTAGCAACATTGGGAATGCGGCATTTAAGGGCTATGGAAAGGGAATAGAAAATTTTAGAAATAAAGATAAAATAGAGGGGATGGATTCATCCTTAATGGGAGCTGAAGGAATGGCTGGAGGTGTTGATGGTGGCAAAGGAACTAAATCATTAGGAACAGGAAGCGAAGTAAGTGGTCAACGTCCTCAAGCAATAAATATTTCTATTGATAAATTAGTTAATGAATTGAACATACAAACAACCAATTTAACAGAAGGAGCGGGTAGAATGAAAGAATTAGTTAGCAAGGCATTATTAGAAGCAGTAAACGACATTAATTTAATTGCAATGGCATAATGAATAACAATTTTAAACCAAACGTAAAAGGACAAGCGGAATTAATATTAAAAAGCGCTGGAGGTGCTGCTTCAAAAACAGCTATTCATGCTGCATTTGTTAATTATACAGAAGTAAGTAAAGAGCAAGGTGATAAAAGTTTAGGAGCTATTGCATACGATTTAAAAAAATCAAAGTTTGGAATGCAAATATTTGATTCATTTACTTTTAATTGTACAAGCGCAAATCCAACTATATACACTTCAACTCCTGAATTTGGAGGTGTTAATGTTGTTATATCCGCACCATTTACTTTTGAAACTGCATTAATTGAAGTTAATCAAACTAAAAATATAGTTAAAACATCTATTGCTGGTAAAAATGGAACTATTAAGGAGTATATGAGTGATGGAGATTTTATAATTAATTTAAAAGGTGTTATTGTTGGAGATGTTGCTAATCAACGTCCAAATGTATTTTATTTAGATAAATTTATGGAATATTTAAGGGCTCCATTAGCACTACCAGTTACATGTACTTTTTTAAATGAGTTTAATATAAATTCAGTAATTATTGAAAGTTATAAATATGGTCAAAGGGAGGGTGCAAGAAATATAATTGATATTGAAATTAATATGGTATCTGATTCACCTATCGAATTAAGTGTAAGTGCTGAACAAAAAGATATATTCTTAACAAGAGTTCCATACGTTCAAAAATCAATGTTTTAATGCTACAATGTCAATGTAACATATCAATTACTTCAAAAGGTACTAATAGAAAAGTTAGTTTTAATTTTGTACATTCTATTGAAATAGAAAGTA